GTTCACCGAGATGAGCGAAGACCGGCCAGTAGAAGTCATAGCGCGTTCTGCGCGACCACATCTTGTGCAGACCCTGCTGGTAGTTCAGGTCCGCGCGAACGGAGATGAGCCCGATCACGTAGCCGTGTTCCGTAAAGGCCTGAGTGAAGCCGTGGCCCTGCGCGAGCGCAGTGCCGAACGCAGCCAGGTTGCCTTGCACCGTCGTCCCAGACTCCGAGGTCTGCGCGACGGGATGGATGTTGACCGGCGTGCTGCCGCCGCCGAGATATTCCGGCCGCTGCAGTCGCGCGTCCGGGGACATGACGCCGAAGTGCGAGCGCACCAGCTCCGTGTAGCGCGTGCCGCCTCGAGCATCACGCTCGAGCAGTTTCTGAATCTGGAACGCCTGCCGTATCTGGTTGATGGTCGCGGCCGTCGCGGCCGAGAGATCGGCATAGAGGTTGTCGATATGCCAGTTGCCGACCACCCCGGTGATGCCGCTGGCGTTGTAATCGCCCAGCGTGTCGTCACCGACACCGAGGGTGCCTGAATTCGTGATGCCGCCACCGGTGGCGGAGTTGACGATGCGAACCGGGTTCTGCGCGCCGATCAACACGTTGTCGGCAGCCGTCTTCACTGGCGCCGTTGCGCCAAGAGGTAGCGGTACCGGATCGCCTTTCTGAACCCACGGCAGTGCCGAGGTGAAGTAGTCGTGACGCTTGCCACGACGCAGCAAGCTGTACGCATCCTGATCGTCGGGACCGTCATCGGAGGTCTGGTACGCGCGGTCCTGAAGGTTCTGATCGCGGAACCACTCGTTCCAAATCAGGTTGTAAGCACGGAAGGGAAGCGCGTTGACCTGAATGTTGCCGGTGAGCTGACCATCGACGGGAATACCGAAGTAGTCGTAGAGCGAACCGGCCACGGCCGACGCTCCCTCACCAATGCTCGACGCGTTGATGTGGGGAACCTCGTAGTCGATGGAATCGTCCGGGTTGAGACGCTCGCCCATGAATTTCTGCCAGTTGTCCCAGAGCAGACGCGACGGCACGAAGAAGAAAAACGAGTCGAGGTACAGATTGTCCATGACCGGAACAATCGGCGTGGCGAGACGCGCGAACATCGTCGCGCGAAGGTTGAAGGAATCGCCCGGAAGCACTTCCTCCAGGTACACCGGAACCAGCCAGCCAGAATCGAACGTCGTCTTATAGGCGGACTCGACCTTGAACCCCGAACGCGGAATGTCCGCGCGGGGAACCATGGAGAACTGATGAACGTTGACTGACTGGTTCCGATGCATGTTGTTACGCCTTCAGTTTGAGGTCTTTGCCGACGGCCAGCTGCGCGGGCCGCGTTGTGTCGAATTCGCCTGTCTGGTCGTCGAATTCACCGAGGGCGAACAGGTCGTAGTCCTCGGGATGTTTGCTGAGTGCGTTGCGCTCGTCCGGCCGGTTCAGCTCGTCCGAAAACGAACGAATCGCCGCGCCCGAGCTGGGCGCGAAAAACGGCTGACCGTAGCTGTCGATGGCACGGTCGCGGATCGCGAAGACCTTATATTTCATGGGATCGAACCTCACGGTAGTGGGAGAGTTTGCGGAGCGCTATGCGCTCGCGCGTTGCGAGCCTAGCCCGCGTTGTGTGAGGTGAGAGTCGGGCCTTTTCAATGCTCGCTTGCTTGAGATCGTCAAAGGCCTGCGGGTCGATCCCTTCCAGGATGTGTTTGAAGCGGCGCGGGATGACAAACGGTTTGTCATTCGAATAACAAACACCGTGCGTGAGTACCTCGGGAAAAAACCGGCGAATCCAGCCGTCCCCGATTCCGGGGCGAAGCGACATTCGGCCGTACGGCTTGGGCAGCTGCATCAGTTCGCCGGTGTGAGGATCAAGCAGTTCGGGAGCGTGAGAGGACTTGAGCACATATCCAGCGCAGTACCTTGCGCTGGCGGCTGTGACGGTGCCGAGCTCGATGAGGCCCTTCCCCCAGAGTTCTGCCAAAGCGTCACTGCGGAAGGTTGGGAAACCACGACGCAGCCCGAGAGGCACAGCGTCAGGAAGAGGTAGACCGAACAGCAGAGCGTGATAGTGAGGACGGTGAGTCGTCTCACCGTATTCGCCAGCCATAAGAAACCGGAAGGCTCCAAGTCGACGGCGCACCCTTTTAGCAAAGAGCTGCCAGTGCCGGTGCACAAGGGAGCCTTGTGCGGGTAGATGCTCGTCGTCATACGTGAGCGTGAGGAACCAGTTGTCGGCGTGAAGCGCGGCTTCCGCAAGACAGCGGAAGGACCACATTTGCTGACGAGAGAGACGGCAGCCGATGCACTGACCGCACGGTAACTCGATCTCGCGATGATCTTTCAGTTCGCGGAACTGGACCGCACCGCCGTCCGGCGGTTGCCATGCGGTCAGCGGCTTGTAGCAAGGCACACCGGCCTAGAGCCGGATGCCGCCGCGCATCGGATTGCCGCGCATGTTCGCGGCCTTGGTGTGCTTGGTGTTGTTGCGGAACGACCTGGCAGACTTCCGCTTGTTGACCGGGAATCGGCGCATAGCACACCCGTGGGAAAAGGTGGTAGGGATAACGTGTGGATATCCTGTGGATATCCTGTGGATAAGTCAACGGTTCGTCGCAAATAAGAGCTTGACAGCCCGATTTTCGGCTCCTCACACTCCTTTTCCCGGCCGCTGCGCGACGCCGCCCCCAAGGCTGGGCGTCGCAGCGCAGCGGCCTCCTAGATAGAAACAGTTTCCGGCCGGAAAGACCGCGCCGGAAGGTTGTTCGAAGGAAGAAGACCGGAGGGGACACCCCCCCGGTAGGCTCACCAGATGAGCCACCCCCCCGAAGGTGACAGGTGTCACCTAGCACAGATAGCAACAAGGGAGCATCTGTGCACCCGCCCCCGGAGGGCGGAGAAGAGAGGAACCGGAAGGACTGACCCCGTGGGCCCACAAGGCCCGCGACGTGCGCCTAGGAAGGCGCTCGCGGGCCGTGTGGACTACGGGGACAGTCCGGAGGGGAGAAGAGCGCCGCGCGTTAGCGGGGCTCGTAGGGGCTTTCGTGAACTTTCGCCAGAGTGCGCCCCGCAATGGCGCGGCGCAGACCCCAGACCCGGAGGGGGGGGGATTTCCAGATGAGGAAGGATGGAAAAAAAAGGGGGGTCCAGATGGACCCCCGGCACCGGCGGCAGATCGCCGCGGCGATGAGTTTCTACGCCGCCGTCCCGGCCGGTGCCGGGGGAGACGTAGAGGCAGCAGGAGGAGAGGCGGCCAAACCGAGCTTGCGGAGTTCCTCCAGGTTGGCCGGGTCGAGGCAGAAGGACGCGAAGGCCTGAGGGTTGTTCTGGAACTTGGAACGGACGGCCGCAGGCAGCGCCATGAACGAACGCTCCGCGTCCATGACGGCATGGAGAGCCGACTGATAGTCGTCGATGCCTGAGAAGTCGCCGTACTCGGGCAGGCGCACGGCCTGAGGCACCCGGCCGGTGACGCCGAAGTTGCGGACGATGGTGTTGATGTCGGCCTCGGCGGCCTGAGACTGGATCGCGCGAGACGGATCCTTGCAGTGCAGCTGCACACGGTTGCGACTACGGAACATAGCGAACACCTCCGAAGATTTGCTTGAGGAACTGAAGGAAGCGGCCGGCCACGCCGGCCTCCTCCCAGAATTTCGCGGCGGCTGTCGCCTCCGGCACGCCGGCCTCGGCCGCTTGAGCCATCGCGGTCCGATACCGGACTTCAAGCTGCTGCAGCTGATCCGCGTAACGAGTCGTGACCTGCTGAAGCGTGAGATTGCCCGCCGCGAGGTCATTCTGGATTTTGGCGAGGCCTGCCGCTGACGCGGCCGATTCCGCTTGAGACTTGATCGTAGCCAGCTGGGCGTCAAAACGTTCGGCCGCTTTCGGGCCTGCCAGCTGGACGCCGCGTTCGTGATCGTAGCCCTTCAGCGCGTCCTGATAGTCGCCACCCGCTCGCTTGATAACGTTGTCCATGTTCTGCGCTTCCGCTTCCGCGAGCGTTTTCTGCGACATGGCGCGCTGGGTGTGCAACTGTTCCTGGAGGAGCTTCGCAGCCGCTGCAGCGCTATACCCCTTGACCGCGCCTTCCCCGATGTTTTCGAAGGTCGGCTGCGGCGGAGAACCGGGGGACTGCTGAACGGCAAGCATCGGGTTCAGACCCGCTTTCTGCAGGTCTTTCACCATCCACCGATAGCGATGCTGGTAGGACTCTTTGGCGTAGTCCGCCGATTGCTTGCCAGAGAAAAATGAGCCAGCGGCACCTACGGCCGCTGCTCCAAGTTCGGCCAGCATCAGAAGTGATCCACGAGGCCCGGAACGCCGTACATCGGCATGGCGCGAGCCATCCGGTTACGGAAGAAGACGTCCATGACGAATTGCTGGCCGGTCTGTTCGGTCGTCGCGATGATGCGATCGACGGGCGGGTTCTCCTGAATGAACGTGGCGTTGAGCGTAGGCAACGCGGCGAAATCCTGCGCGAGATGCCAGAGATCAAGCGACTGCGCGAAGGTCGAGCGCAGCTGGCCGGTGATCTGCGACGGCTTGTACCGGTATTCCGCCCAGCGTTCCTGATAGCCGAAGACCAGCTCGTCATTGGCCGAGCCGTCGCAGTAAATTTCCTTGTTGAGCACCGCCTGTTCACCGAGATGAGCGAAGACCGGCCAGTAGAAGTCATAGCGCGTTCTGCGCGACCACATCTTGTGCAGACCCTGCTGGTAGTTCAGGTCCGCGCGAACGGAGATGAGCCCGATCACGTA